TTGATTTTAATACGTCGATTCAATTGTTCCTCCATTACCTTAATGATTTCAACTATCATTTCAGGTTTATTACGATCACAATCATTAAGACTATAAGCGATATGACAATCAAACTCAGGACAATATACTCTAATTTCTATATCTATTTTATGATCCATTATCTACCTCTTTTTTGGTTTAATTGTTGTTTACGTTTTGCATCAGACCTTGCTATCAAATCCTCAATTGTTGGTTCATTTTTCTTGCCTTTAATAGGCAATCCAGCATCATCACGGCTTTTGCTAATAGGTTTAGGGGCTTTGCTGCTTGGAGCTGCTTTTCTCATACGTTCTTCAAGTCTTCCCATTTCCATTATTTGTGCCGCTGGGTCTTGAATTTGTGAGATACGTGACAATTCTTGTGGATGGCGTTTACTTGCTGCATAAATAAATGCTGCGGGGTCTGGAAGTCCTCTAAGAGCATAAGTCATAGGGTCCGTAACAGGCTGAGAACCTACAACATCTCTAAAATCACTAAAACGATTCATTCCACGGCTAAACTTGTCCTCAAATTCAGCTTGTACTTGTTCATCTCGTGCCTGTTGTTGTTGTTGTTCTTGCTTTTTGCTTATCTTTGAGAAAGTTCGCTCAACAAATTTCTCTAACTGTCCCTCCCAAGATTCATCCGACTCAGGGTTGTACTCGAAACCTTGAGCTTGCTGCGCCATTTGTTGTTGTGTTGGCTGTTGATTCTTATTATCACCGCGAGCAAGTCTTTCACGAACTGCTTTATTAATACGCTCGTTAACTTCTTCCTCAGTATAGGTTTTCGGAGGCGTCTTTGTGTTTCCATAATCGTCATAATCTTGCTCGATCTCTTTAGAATCGTCATTTTCAGAATCTTCTGATTCCTCTTTAGGTGACTCTAATTCTCTAGCGTCTTCTGGAGGTGACTCAATATCTCCATATGCAGTATCAAGCGTTTCTTCTTGCTCTTCATATCTGCTTTCTGGTGTCGTCGGAATTGAGGGCGAGTTCCCACCTATCAATAAATCATCAATATTGCTAACTTCTGTAGCCATAATATCTCCCTGTCATTTGTCTACTTTTTATCTATTTGTTATTGAACCTTATGTGTCAAAATCCTCACTAAATTGTCAGCGTGAGCGATTGACTCATCACTTTGTGTTCGTTGCGTTTCTGCGAGATAACGTAGCTCCTGCTCTTGTATCGCGCCTGCAACTTCCAGTTTTTCTGTCTCAAGTTTTTGAAGTGCTACTTGAGCATCCATCAATATTTTTTGTTGTTTAAGTCGTATTTCCTCCTCTTTAAGTTGAATTTCTTTTTGTTGCATTTGCATTTGTTGCTGCTGCATTTGCATTTGTTGCTGCATCATCATTTGTTCAGGTGTTGGCTGTCCTGATTCGTGTGGCATCTTGCCAGTTTTTCCGGCTTCTATTATTTCAGGTGGAACAATCGTTTTTAATCGGTTCTTGATTTCGAGATTGTTTGAGAGTGGCAAGTTGTCTGCGTAGAGATCGGCCACAAGTTTAAATGTTTCAGGATCGGCTTGTAGAACTTCACGTAGTGACTGTAATGCTTGCTCTTTCTGTCCTTCAAAACTTGGCCCTGCTTTGAGTCTTACTTCATAGGTGCCTTTTCGAATGTCGTTTTCGATAAGTTCGCCGTAATCATCAACTTGTTTGTTAACAGTGATATTCTTCATTCCTTCATCGGGCATCATAAGAGTGATTACCCGCTCGGAGTCATAAACTCTTGGTATCATCTCATTAACGATTGAACCCCCAGTAGTTATCGCTCTATTTACTGAATTGAAAAAGCAATAAGTAGAATATGAGCCTTGGCGTGTTCTTGCATCTATTGCACTGCCTGATATTTCGTTTCCTTGTTGTCCTAATTGAGTAGGATATAACCCAGTAGCGAGATACAAATCTTGTATTGCTACTTCGTATTGTTGCAGCAATGAAGCTGAAAGTTCAGGAGGCCTTAATTGCTCAGGTTTAGCCCCACTGGGGCTTTCGTCATAAGTAAGTAAGCCTTGTATTGCATTGGGATCGCGCCAGTTTCTTTGGGTATCCAATCCCTGTACGTTCTTTTTACTTCCTATGAATTGGTCATAGCGTGATACTTTGAGAATGAATGCTGATTGTGTGCGAATATAATTAATGTATCGCTGCGTATCTCGACAATCACCAAAAAAACTGCGACATATTTGTTTGCCATTTTTATCATAGAAACTATTTTGATCCATAAATACGACTGGTAGTTGTTCGGCGGGGAACTCGCCATCTTCTAAAATATAATCACCTGCTATTTTGTAATGCCATATTTTATATGACTTAAATTTGCGCTTGTCTTCAATGCGTACAGGTTCACCGTCATCCCAAATAGTCATCATGTCGTAATCATTTCCTATGGGAATTTCTTGTACTTCCTCGGCATTAGAATCACCCATACTTGCTATTCCTTGGGCTTCCTTCTCCTCATTGGACATCATTTGGTTTTGAGCCCCCATGTCTGGCATTAAATCCATACCTGGCATTTCTTGTCCAATTGCAGCAGTTAAATCTAAATCATCTCGATTTTCTTCAAGCTGTGCATTCATCTCTTTAGATTTTTCTATTAATTCGTCAAGCTCTTCTTGATTATAAGTTTTACCATTTGATAGCTTATAAAGCATATCATTTTCAAATTTGCGTTTAAAATGATCTATTATAGTAATAGCTTCATTGTCTGCCCATGTAAATGGGTCTTCACCTTCAGAAGGTTGCACTGCCAGCGCTATATCTTCTTTGCTTTGCGTAGGACTCATGGTCTTTGATATTTTTTCTTCTAAGTCTTTTCCGTATATCTCGCGGAACTTCTCGCGGCTCATACGTGAAATGTACCCACAGTACATGCCGTCCGTTTTGTTTGGAGTTTCTGCGCTAATGTCGAAGTATGTGCGGGTTGCGTCTTTAAAATGACCGTAGCAAATATCAAGATCAAATGAACGTTGATGTATGTAATCAGTTCCTAGAAAGAATGCGCTATAGCCTCCGATTGCTGCTTGTCCAGCGGCTACTTGATAAGCAATTGTTGCATCCGTTGAAAACATAACATCTTTGACAATCAGTTCTCGCAAATGAGCTGTATTTTCGTCACAATTAGTCATGGGGACTACTTGAAGCTGTGGGGTATTTTGTTGCTGTTCCCCAAGCAAAGAGTTCGCCATAGCACCTAGTTTATTAGCAACCATCGGCACTTTACGAAATGTCTTAATCATGTCGTCCTCTTCTTCGTCCGTCCATTGCTGGCCTAGTAAAAAGGTATGCATTTCATGATATTGGTCAATATTAAACTTGAAATATTCGCCGCGCCACTTTTCGCAAGCCAAACGCGCTTCATGCGCGATTTTTTCCGCTTTCTTAGCCATACTAAATCCTTTTAGTTGGTTTTAAATTTATCTAATTGTTCTTTTAAATCAATCGTCCCGCTGTATGCTCCGGTATAAAGTTAGGTTGATATGAAGTTGTACCCGCATGCTGTCCGTAAGCAAATGTAATCATTAGCGCATCGGCTTTATCTGGGCTGTTCATTCCTCGTCTTCTTGCGTCTTTCTTACTTTCGATTACTAACCGTCCTGAGCTGTTATACTCGTACCCTAATCCGCATAGCTCTTTTTGTAGTTCGGGATCATCTGGTATTTGCACTGGCATATCCTGATTAAACCATGCACGCATTTCGCTCCATAGCTCTGCACGCAAGTTCAAGAAGTGATCGGGATTGTTAGCAGACCTCGCAACGTTAACTCCCACAATACTTTCGTAACCCATTTCGTTTAGTCTATCTACTACGCCCGCACCTATGCCGATGCAATCTATAAATACTTTATGCGGTCGTTCGGTATCGATAATGTGTTTTATCTTGCCTACTAACTGCATTGTGTCCAATCCTTGAAAAGTTTCGGCTTTGTATGCTAAACGTCCTTTACGTCTAATTATTGCACTTTTATCATTGCCGCCTCGAGCCGGGTCTACTCCAAGCAACAAAGATGACTCTGATTCCACTTGAGCTTTTCTAGCTCTTTGTACTGGTTCAACGGTGATGAAGGTATCGGTTATTGAATTTAAGAACGCCTCCTCATCCGTAAATGGGTATTCTTGGCTAAATCCTTTGCACTTTTGCCCATAGTCACCGTCAAAGTCAGATAACTTGTTACGTCTCCATGCTAAGTGACGCGCTGTAAGTCCATCATGCCGGTATAGCATCATCCAGTCTTTTTCATCGTCAGTTAATTGTATACCTTCGGCATTGCGCGTATATTCATCTTGCCAGTACCAGGGCACAAAAATATTTATATAATCGTTTTTACCTTCTTTTGCATTTTGCCAGTCCAGATAAAAAGCATTTGCAATCCCGTTGGCTGTTGATTCTTTTATTTTTTCTGTGCCCGCAATGTCTGCAACGGTTTGCTCAATGCCGCGTTTAATCTCTACATGATTATCATAAAATGCATATTCTGATAAATGCATGAGCTGATTAGTCATTGAGCGGCCTATCTCTTTGCTTCCTGCTGTTCCTACACGATATCCAGAATTAAGTTTGTTAAATAATAACTGGTTTTCGTTGTCCTTCTCAGGGTTTGGCGCAAGTCCTGAAGGCAAATTAAGATTATATCTTTTTGTCATTGCAAACAGCGTGCGTGTAGCATCGCCCATATGCGTTAAAATAAACGCTTGAGTACCTGGGATTGTAAGTATTTTGTGGAAGTATCGACCACTTATATATGTACTAATTCCCTGCTGACGTCCTTTTAATATATTTGCTCTTACATAACCAAGCTCTTTTAGTTGTGCTTCGAGCTTTGCATGCACATATTTTTGTGCACGATTAAATTCAAAAGCAGTAAGTTGTCCAGATTTATCAGCAATCTTAAAAAAAGCTGGCGCAAATGCTGTTAAGTCATAGACATTAATCATTGCTAACCTTTTTATGTTTAACTTTACGATTATATAATTTATGTTGAGTAATATATATGCAATAATCGCATAAGCAATTTAATTTTCGTCTTAATTTACTTATGTTTTTAGTTATCATTTTTGACTTTTATATCACCTGTGATAATCTTTTCAAGCACTGAGATAGCATTATCTTGCTTTTCGTCTTTTTCTTCTTTGTAATCATTTCTGAAACGATTTTTCATTGTGAAAATCCAAGGGGCAGAATTAAACTTTTCGTAATTGCCTTTTATGCCGTCTTGGCCTATTTGTTCCCACAGCCGTTGGGCTTTTTGCAAGCCACATTCTATTGCTTGCTTGAACTCAGGATGTGTGTCGCGCCACTCGTATAGCGTTGTGCGTGTTATCCCAAGCTCAGCACAAATAGCCGCGAGGCTCTCGCCGTTCGCAAGAACCTTCTCAGCTATAATACCCATCTCTTTTTTGTATTTAGTGTGCGCTACCATACAAAACCTCTTTTTAGTGTAAGATTTGTCTACGGGCCAGCTTGCTCGTTGCGTTTCTCGCCGCGAATTCCGCCGCCAGCTTCCCCGGGCTCACAATATTTTGGCTGTTCTTTTTGTTGTCCATTTACGATTTTTCCATACATTGAGGGCACCCCATTATAATGGTTATCCTCATGTTCCTCTGAATAGTCTTTAACTTCGCTCATTTTAAGCGCTCCTTGTCAGGTCATTAATCGATTAATAACAGCGAGCAAATCCTATGCACGCTAGATAATAAGATAACACAAACTTAGTTATCCACAAAATCGGTGGATAAGTTTGAGGATAAAAACAAATAGATAAATATTAATGTTTATTCTTGACATGTCGATCACCGACATATATCATTCACATATCAACAACAAAGAGGATAAAAAATGCATATAAATGATGCTTTAAAAATTTTAGGTGTAACTGGTGAATACGATCCAGAGATTATCAAGACTGCATACAGGAAAGCATGCTCACTTTATCATCCTGATAGAAACCCAGCAGGATTAGAAATGATGAAAATGGTTAATCAAGCTTATGATGCTCTTAAAAACGAAACAGGCGAAACTAAAATAGAGGGTGATTATTCATCATACGGGGAAGACCTAAATAATGCTTTAAACGCTGTTATGGGTTTTGGATTTGACATAGAAATATGCGGTGCTTGGATATGGTTGCATGGAGATACACGACCACACAAAGAAAAACTCAAGGAATCTGGTTTCAACTGGGCACCTAAAAAGAAACTCTGGTATTTCAGACCCGCCGATTATAAATCAAAAGGAAGAGGACAGTTTTCCATGGATGATATAAGGGCCTCCCACGGAAGCGAAAAGATAACAGAAAAAGAACGCAATAAACTGAGGGCGGCATAATGTACACTTATATTCTAGTTAAAAAATATCCTGATTATAACTTATGGGCAGTTGGATTTTATCAAGTAGATGGCCAATTTTTCACAGAAAGCCATCACATATACGAAGATGATGCTATCAAAAGAACAGCATATATTAATGAACAAAAACTAGTCAGTTATGACCCAGATGAGGAATGATTATGAAATACCAAATAATCGATAGTGTGCGCGTCAAACGTACGAAGTTTGAATTGCTAACGGACGGATTTATTTATCACGTAGCAAAAATAGTGGGTGAGCGTGTTACTTTTTTATATAGCAGTAGCAAACACACCTTAGCGCTTAAATTTTATGAACGAACAATAGGGGCTTGAAAAATGACAATCTCTTGCAGAATTTCCGACGAACAAGTATACAATCCCTGGGAGAGTGAGAACAATTCACTCCCCAAACGAACGCTGGAAAACTTAACAATAGCCGAATTAATGGGTGAGGACCATGCAGTTTGGCTAGGTAAAAACAAACAGTTCGGTTTCATCCTTGAAATTGAGAACGATGAGGGGCAAACAATCTTAGAAAAATGTATACACCCATACGCGATTGAGAGTTTAGCATCTTTTTGCCGCAGATTTATAAACTCATATGAAAAAATACAAGATTAAGGAAAGTAAAATGTCAGTAGAATTTACAAACGAACAAATAGATCACATTTGTTATCAAATCGGTGAGTGGTATTTGGATTGGGAACGCAAAATGTGGGTGGATGGCAAGCCCAATCAACATTGGCTAGGTGTTGCAAAAGAACAACTTAAAGAAATGATTTGTGGTAATGAATATACCGATAACAGCGATATACTAAAAAATGAGCTATTTAATCAAAAAGAAATAGCCAAGATTTTAGTAAACGTTATGATGCTTTTAGGCATTATCCATGGGAACATAACGGCAATTCTCGCAAGTCCTGAGCATGAAATGAAAAGCAAGCTCGATAAATTATGGCATAAATTAGCAAAAGAAATTGGCTTAATTTTCTGCAAAGAGCCGGCTACTTCAACACCTTAACTTCTTTTGCGCAAGGGCCTTTGGGTGACGTTCCGGCCGTGAATTGCACCTTTTGGCCTTCTCTTAAACATTTAAATCCATCCTCTTGAATTTCCTTGAAATACACAAAATAATCTTTGTTCTCACTCTCAATAAAACCAAATCCTTTATCCTTATTAAACCACTTTACTATTCCAGTTTGCATTTTATCATCCGCTAGTTAATAAAAATCAAATCCTACCGCTTAAATCTCTTGTATTTTGAACGTTCGGCGTCTTGGTGGTACATAGACATCACTTTTTGCTCCGGAGGCTTGTAGGGGTCTGTATGGCCGTTTGCGTAATCCGGCATTCTTGACTTCATCCAACACTTAACTGCCGTCATTAGTGATTCAACTGTTACAAGTCCGCTTAACATATCTTGTTTATCTTCTTTGCTCAATAGTCTTGTACTGATTAATTCAGCTTTTACACACAAAGCTTTACTTATCATTCTCAACAAATCTTTGCACTGCTCTACCGATTGCGGTATCTGTTGGTATTCTTCCATATTCGCTTAGTCCTAGCAATTTCCGTATTACTGGCATATTTTCTGCCATCCCTTTTAAGTGAGCATATTGCAGTAATATTCCTGACTTTGGGGGATAATCCTTATTTTCCTTGTCCATTGAATATTCTTATCCACATTGTTTTTGTCTCCACGCACCTACCCAATCGTATCCGTTAACGCATTTTTTCCAGTTTTGAAAATCTTCTTGTGTAGGTATCCTGCTTTCTTTTACTTCTTTTTCAACTTCTTTTTCAAATCCTTTGGAATTAAAAGGCTCCCTATTTTCATAAACTTTAGTAAGAATATGTTTTAACCCACTAAAGCGCTGATATTTACTATGTTCATTAACTTGTTTCTCTACATGGTTGTTGCAATGAGCTAAAAACAATTCGTCACTGCGTTTATCCGTTGGAAGTTTGTAAGTAAGCAGTTCTTTTGTTTGTTCTTTAGAAAAAAAACTACTACTACTTTGTTGTGGTTCGATACTACTGCCCTCCACTGCACTAGCGATTAATTCTTCACCATTTTTGTTCTCTATTGTACAGGTGTCTATAATTTGAGCTTTGTTATCCACAACAGTAGTAGTAGTTTTTATTTCTTTATTTAACTTCTTATTATTATAGTCCGCTGGAGCGGACGTTGTACGTCCGGCCGAGCGGACGTTTACATCCGATTTACCGGACGTTTGAGCAATAATTATACTAACGTCCGGTGCAGCGGACATTGGTACAATATCAATGCAATCTGTTTCAATTATTTTCTGTGGTCTGATTAGATATCTTTTGGCTCCTTTGCGTACCCTTTTGACTTCTCCATGACGTTCAAAGAAGCGTAAAGCTTCATATATCTGGCTGCGTTTAAGCGTTGTACGAGTGCATAAGGACTTTTCAGATAAGAAGCAAGCTTTGTTATGATTCCAAAATTGAAAGATAGCTTCATATACTTTTAAATAACCAAGAGATATATCTGGTAAATCAAGTATGTAAGAGGGAACAATGAAAAAAGCTGAGGTGTAGGTGTTGTGAATATGATCAGACATGGTATAATTGCCTCGTTGTGTTCTCATGGTAAAGAACGTTTTAGGGATGTACCCCTAATCAATTTGAACTTGATTATGGGCTAGGGCTGGATGCCCAAAACTAAATATTATTTTTTATAACCATTATAAATCCTCGTTAAATCTTGTTTTATAAGCATTTTCATATAAGTATACACCCCAAGCTCTTTAAGGTCAGTAATCGAATATTGCCAATATTATTTTTCATGTTATAATCACCAAGTTGTTATTTTTCATAATAAATTCCTCTTGGTAGGTTGTAGATACAAAAAAGCCCGTTAGCGTTTCCACTTTCGGGCTTTTCACTTCTCTAATTCTTTAAGTAATTCTTTAATCCAATTCTCCACTATATGTATTTCATTTAAACTAAAAGTAAATAAGGTAGGATTTTTAGGCTCGCGGTCGTGAATCGAATTTGCAACGCGTTCTAAAAGTTGAACAGATTTAGCATAAATGTCTATAGTCATTAAAGCTCCTTTATTATTTACTACTCCATAAAAGTCCCATGGAAAACATTAATAATATTAATAATCCAATTGTTTTATTATGATTTTTTAAAATATTTTTTGCTGCTTTAATATTACTACTATTATTCATTTAATAATCCTTTATCTTTTTAAAAATGGTGTATCTAATAGGTTTTCATTTGTTAAATCAATTTCTGAATAATCTTGCTGATATCTAAAATTTGTTAATCTATCGAGCATTCTTTGCTGATTTTCAATGCGCGTATTTTGATATCTAATCTCTCTAAGCTCTTTTTGAACTCTATATAATACTACTGCAAGAGTAATTATTGAGATCCCGTTTAAGCAAATACTAATCGAATCTAAAATTTCTTTCATCCTGCTTCCTTCTCTTCTGTCCATTCAGTTTTTAATTCACCGTTTGTCAAACGCTCGAGCTTATATTGAGAATTTTCCGGCACATAACCTAATTTAAGCCACAGCCCCAACGAAGTATGAGACATACCAGTTTGCTTATGAAATTGATATTGACTACCGTATTTTTTTAAAACGTCCTCTGGTTTCATTTTTTACCTCATAATTATTTGTCACTAATATACTAATATTTTTGTGCATGTTATCATTCGACATACCCTATGTCTGCACTTTTAGATAAAAATATTAATATCTGTCGAGTATTGACATATGTCGACAATCATCATAGAATGGATGCTTCACTAACAAATAAAGGAAACATGATGACTACAATATATAAAGATGGCGTTTACGATATAACTAATGAGCAGTACCACGCAGCAACAGCTATATCTAGGAGTAAATTAATATTACTAGATAAAAGTCCCTATCATTTTTGGTATGACACAATGTCTGGGCTTGCTGAAAAACAGGAAGCAACACCTGCAATGAACATCGGATCTGCTTTTCACACTATGTTATTAGAGCCAGCAAAATTTCAAATGGAATTTGCAGTTGCTCCTAAAGTAGATAGAAGAACAAAACAAGGCAAAGAAGACTGGGAAATTTTTACAGAAGAGAGCCAAGGAAAGATACTTTTAAGTGATGACCAATTTGCTAAGGTAAGTAAAATGGTTGAATTAGTAAGTAAACATGAGATTGTTACTACACTTTTAGATGAAGCAGTTTATGAGCAATCAATATTCTGGACTGACAAAGAAACTGGTTTACAGTTTAAAACACGACCCGATATCTGGTCATCAAAAATGGTGGTAGATTTAAAAACTACAAATAACGCAAGTGCTTATAGTTTTATGAGAAGTGCTTTAGAATATGGATATTACTTACAAGCGGGTATGTCATTTGAAGCATGCAAAGCTTTAGACAAACCATTTGAAATGTTCGTGATTTTGGCTTGTGAAAAAGACGCTCCACATGTTCCAGCAATATACATTATGAAAGATGAGGCTTTGCAATTTGGAATAAACCAATTTACAACATACAAACGAAAATTGAAAAAATGTCTAGATGCAAACAAATGGGAAGGATATTTAGTACAAGAACTTAATGTCCCAACTTTTGCACTAAACTCTTTAGAAGAAGAAAAAGCAGCGTGATATGAATTATGGAGTACATAAATTCATGACAAGGATGTTTTAATTTTAATGTCATGAGAGGAGAAAGCAGTATGAATCACGAACAATATATAGATCACGAAATAAGAATAAGAATGCTTGAGCATGTTAATAAAGAAATCAGAAAGGCATTGTATTCATTAATCGGTATTGGAATAACATCTATTATTTTGCCCATGATTTTCCATCATTATAATCTTATTTAATTGGAGAAAGTAGAATGAATATGAGTCTTATTGAACAAAAAAACTTAAAGATAACGAATCAAAATTCAGTCATGAAATTATTAGAACAAATGAAAGGGGAGATTGCTCGTTGCTTACCCAAACATTTAACTCCTGAACGAATGACACGGATTGCACTGACTGAGCTTAGAAAAACTCCTAAGCTTCAAGAATGCGATCCTTTAAGTTTTATTGCTGCAATTATGCAAGCATCACAATTAGGGTTAGAGCCTGGTATTTTAGGTTCATGTTATTTGATTCCTTTTAATAATAATTCCACTGGCAAAGTAGAATGTACATTTATGCCTGGCTATCGGGGATTTTTGGACTTAGCTCGAAGATCAGGTCAAATTGTGTCTTTAGTAGCAAGAGCGGTTTATGCAAACGATAAGTTTAGTTATGAGTTTGGATTAAAAGAAGACTTAACACATAAGCCAGCCATGACTGAGCGCGGCGAATTAGTTGCAGTATATGCTGTAGCTATTCTTAAAGATGGAGGTCATCAATTTGATGTAATGAGCAAAAAGGACGTAGATTTGATTAAGAATCAATCCAAATCTAAAAATAATGGCCCTTGGATTACTCATTATGAAGAGATGGCTAAAAAGACTGTACTAAGAAAACTGTTTAAATGGTTACCCTGTAGTGTTGAAATGCAAAAAGCCGTATCATTGGATGAATTACAAGAGGCAGGGATACAAAACATTAAAGCAGCTGCAAGCGAAGAATTTGATATAGATTTTATTGACCATGAAACAGGTGAAATTCCTAATACAAAACCATCTCGCAAACATGATACATTAATGAATAAATTAAAATCAGCTAAAGGCAAAACGATAGACGATGCAGTAATTGAAACGGGAGAAGTGGCAAATCCTGAGCAATTAAAAGAGATTCATGCCCTGCTATCAGTTAAAGATTTTGCACCACCTCGATTTACAGACGATCTTAAGCATTATGAGGTAGAAGCAATTGGAGAACTGACAAGTGTCCAGGCTAATGATTTCATAGCACGATTAAACAAAGAGGCCGATAAATAATGACTTATTGTATATGTGAAAATCATAAGGATGAGCTTAAAGCCTTGTCCTTGAGGCAATTAGGTTTAAAAATAAGAGCAAATATTAATCTATTAGATAGTATGTATAAAACATGGAAAACAACAAAGGCTCCAGACGATTTAAAAAAGGATTATATAAAAAATTGGCCTCTAGAACTAGAACATGAGATTTTTGAAAATCTTAAGAAATTTATCGAAGATCAGATTTGCAAACAGCGAAAAATAATCGATTTTTTAATTGAAGAATTGGAGAACAGAGAATGAACATAGAATTAGAGAAATCAGAAAATTATCTTGAAAAAATAACAGAAATATATGCTTTCGTCTCTGTAGATGCAGGAGGAGAAGGAATTATAGGTCAGAGTATGAATCTACATGGTCAAAATATATTTATGCCTTTTGTTTGCGCAGATAAGGATAGAATGGAATCTTTAAAACCAATAGCAGTAAAATTAGCACTAGATCAAGGAATAAAAATCAAATTGATTCGATTATCTGTAAGAAAAGAACTTGAGGAATACTAAAAATGAATGAATTATCAAATGAACAAAAGGAAACAGATAAACCTGATTTAATAGGACCAAAAAACGCTCTAGATGTGCACGAATTTCTTATGAAATTCTTTGATAAGTTTCACATTGCAAAAAGAGGAGGAATTTACGACTATATGGAACTGTTTATTTTCCAGATGATTAATTTAGCAATTAGTAATATTAATAAATATTTTCTTGAAGAACATAAAGAGGTTAACATAAACGAGATTATGTTCATCGTGGTTGACTCTTTTCAAACAGTTTTGGATAAACTCAACCGTAATTTAGAAAAAGTGAGGAAGGTGAATTTAAGATGAAATTTGAAGAAATATTACCCCTTTTGCGGGAAGGGAAAAAAGCCAGACATGGGAGAATGAAAGAAGGTGAATATTGGATATCCGGCTTTGCGAGTATGCAAGGAATAGATAAATGGCCTACTCTAATAAAAGTTTTTGACAACCCATTTGAAAATGAACGCATGGCCGATGTAAACAGTTGGGCATGGGGTATAGAACGCTGGGCTATTATGTGCGATACCTGGGAAATAATTAATGACTAAAGAAGAGTTTGCAAAGCTATACCCTCCTTATGTGGAAAATGACGATCCAATAGTTTTTGAATCGCCCATATTAATACAAAAACCCTTAGTAGACAGGATGTCGCATGAAGGAATTACGAAATTATCAGAAACAAGCAGTTCAGGAATGCTGGAACGTCCTTAAAGAAACCGATGATCCGGTTTTATTAATGGCGAGTGTGGGAGCTGGAAAAAGCCTAATGCTCGCTGATATTCTCTTAAGAATGCAAACCATAGGAAAACGAGCTTTATGTCTCGTAAATAATGCTGAACTTGTAAGAAATAATTGTGCTACATTTAAAGAACAAGGAGGTAACGCTTCAATTTATTGTGCTGCTCTGAAAGAGAAAAATGAAAGTGCACCAATAGTTTTTGGTACCCCACAATCAATTTTAAACGGAATTAATAAAAATGAAAGAATATCTCAAATCAAATTTAATATCATTATTGTCGATGAAGCACATGGCATTAATTATCTTGATGATCGTAGTATCTTTATGCGCATACTTCGCCATTACAAGCAAGAATATCCACAAATGCGATTGCTTGGAGCAACAGGAACAAACTTCAGATTTAAAGGAACAGAAATTGTTGGAAATAATTGCCTCTTTAATCGACAAGTCGGAAACATTACCACCGAACAATTAATTAATGATAAATATTTAATAGATCCTATCTTCAAAATTGACCCTAAATTAGTTATAGACTTCTCAAAAGTTAAAATAAAATCAAATGGAAAGTTCGATTCTAAAGATTTAGATTTAGTAATTAGTGAGAATGCTCGTTTAACAGAACTTATCTGCAAACAAATAATTCATATTATGGAATCCCAAAGTAGATTTGGTGTGTTTATTTTTGCTACTACAAAAAAGCATGCCGATGAAATAATGACCCATTTGCCAGAAGAACAAAGCGCATTAATATTAGGTGAAACTCCACAGGATGAACGAACGAGGATTTTAAATGAAGCCCGTGAAGGAAAAATCAAATATCTGGTTAATATTGCTATTATTAGCGTGGGTGTTGATGTTCCCGCTTTTGATACTATTGCATACTTACGTCCAACAGAAAGTTTGGTTTTACTCGTGCAAACTATGGGACGTGTGCTCAGATTGTCCCCCCGCACTAATAAAACAGAAGCATTAGTATTAGACTTTGCAGGAAATATTGAGCGTCATAGTCATTGGGATAATCCAGTCTTGCTAAAAGCAGTCAGAATGACTTTAGATGAAGATAAACCTAGAGTACTTAAATGTCCAGCTTGTATGGAACTAAATACAGAAACAGCTCGTCGTTGTATTGGAAGCATAAATAATAAACGTTGCGAATATTTTTTTGAGTGTAAGAAGTGTCCAAACGAAGAATGCGAAGCCCAGAACGATATTGCTAGTCGCCATTGTCGAGTATGTCAGCATGAATTGATAGACCCAAATGACAAATTAACTTTACCCTCAGCAACACCAGAATTAAAAGAACTTGAAGTTATTGATGCAAAATATGTAATCTCTGATTCTAGAACAGGATTTAGAATAAACTGCATGTATCGGTGTCGGGATGATAAAGGACGTACTGCGTCATTTTATGAGAGCTATACGCCCATAAGTGACAAGGCACGTCACGTCTTTTATGGACAGTTCGTTAAAAAACACTGCGAGAAGCCAAGAGATTGGTATATACATCTTGATAAGCGAGAGAAAATGCAAGAAATGCTTCAAAATGTTAACACTCCTACATACATAATGCTTCATCAAGATGATAATGGGTATAGGATAAAAAGAAAAATTTTTTAATCAATCCAGGAAGTATTGGTCAATATAAAAGTAAATGCGAAAGATGCATTTCAAATGAATAATTAATATAATAATATAGCTGATTACCCATGAAGGTGAAACAGTATTCGGATTCGTTATGACGTTCCCAGCGATATTTTTCCGGTGCGCTGGTCATTTAAACCAGATAGGAATCTTGCAATGAGTGTCACCAGTAAATTGCAGGGCGGAGCTTCCCCGTTAATCAGGGCTAAACGATTCTAGTCCGGCAGGAAAGATAAATCGTGACAGCGTGGAGAGACACGCTCTTTTTTAGGGCTTACCGCATGAAATGATTGGGGAATCCTAGTTATTTTTATTCGTGAGGCGAAGCGGTAAGCCACCAGTCGACGAGCAATCGAAGAACGGCAAATCCATGAAAGCGTAAACTCGCTCAGGTATGGTGAGGCTATGAGATTGTGCCGGTAACAGGCTGTAGTGGTGTAAATCCCCACATTCGCCAATAATATAAACAATTAGATTTAAATAATATGGCTCCGGCAGCGTCTTGCGCATATGATCATCAACGATGACCCTCTTGGAGCCGTCATAAATGAGATATTGAGTATTTTTACTCATGAATATGATTAAATTTCTGAATATATAATGTAGGCTAATCAATACTATCAGCCTACATTGTTAAAATACTACCCAGGGACATTTTTAGTAAAAGGATCTGGAGAACCATTGTTTCTAACATTTTCTTCATATAATTCAAGACGGCCCGCAATCTGTTCTTTAAAGAAATTAAATCTATTGTGTTTATATAATTCCACATTAAAGACAGGTGCTTCTTCTATCCCTTGTTCAAAACGACTTAATGAACTGGACTTGCCCCATAATACAGGGTAACTATAATCTTTTTTACCATCAGCAAATAATAATGAAAATAATAAAGAAAATGGCCCACGAGCCATATTTAATAATTCTTTTATATTATATTTTTCTATAAAACGTGGATTTATATATTCTACTGCCCCGTTCTCTTTAATAACAAAGTCTCTTTTAAATATACGCACTTTATAGTTTATCAAATCATTTAAAGTGGTTAATTTTTTATCAGATAAATCTATTAAATCAATATCATCATCATCTGGATTAATAGCCAAATGAATGTAGTCCTCTATATTATCTTTCATAATCACAACACATAGCAATCTATGAATCTGCTCTCTAAGAAGTAATATTTTATATTGAGTAATATAATCATTCGTATCATCTAGGGCTATTATTTCTATTTGAACGCGTTTTTCTAGTTCTAAATACAAACGTTGCAAATGAGTGTTCCATCGCAATTGATGATCTTCATACATGCTAGGTTGTTCTGTTTTTTTTACCATTTCTTTCCTTTTTTTAATTAAATCTCAGAATAATAAGACAATGACGATCATAACCCCATTGTGTTACAAAAAAAAGCACGCTATTATTTTAATCCATTTAAAAGAATAAAGTTTAATTTATGGAAATATGTTCAGATTCGGAGCTTTTTACGCATTATAAGCTTGATGAATATCGTCTGAGACTCATCAATATCAATAAAGCACTTAATGACTATTTATTCAGCAGATTAAAGGATTCAGAAGATTTAAATAGATATGAGCGAAATTTAAAATATGAAAAATATAAAATATATAACAATATTGGCTATGCATTAGGAATGCTAACAGGGTTCGCATTAACACTTTTAATTTCCTCGATATTTATTATAGCTTTAATAAACTCTATCCTTTTATTGATATTGACTATCATTAATTTTGTAATTGACAGAGATATCGAAATATATAAGCATAAAGATCTTGATAAAGATGCTGATATTAGACGAGATGTTTTTTTGTCTATACTGGCACCAGTATTTATAGTTATCTTATCCAGCTTGGTATTTTTTCCATTAGAAATAACATTATTCGCATTATGCGCATATACTGCTTTGTATGTTGCTGCAGAATCGATTATTGATGAAGTACTTGAAGACAAACTCAAGGACAAAGAATCTAATAATTATAAATATAGTTCCGATAAAAAATTGTCTTTCTTTTCAAAACAAAATATCGGTAAAAACAATTACATTGATGATGAACATATAGAGTCTGGTTATCGCAATAATCAGACCTAAGATGATTTTAGTATTTTATTAATACTAATTGTCCATGACAAACTCTGACAGAGCTTGACAGAACCAGTTCAAAATTCGCTCAACAATATGGTTAGCTTTTATGCTGCATTTTTAGAGCATAATATTGCCGAATATTGCCAAAACAATACAAATAGAGCATTTATTATGGCAAAGGATATGAATATTGAAATATTATAAATATTTGTTGTATACTATTCTTAGATGTAATTACGACCTTAAAGCACTCCGTAGATCAGCTTAGATATCAATTACTTTTCCGGGTTAGAGATATCTAAGCTGCGTGAATAACCACTTTAAAGCACTCTGTAGATCGACTAAGACGTTTTCAAACTTTCGCCGGTTAAATACGTCTTAGTCGAGTGAGTCGCTGTCTTTACCGGATAATTAAATGCACGATTTCACAAAAGAAGAGCTAAAAGAATTACTTTATGGATTATGGTGTCATGCAAAATTCACAGGGAAAATAAACAATCAAAAATTATATAACAAAATAAAATCCATGATGGATAACTATTGCGATCATGAATGGATTTCATATCCAAATGATTATGCTGCAATGCCTTATTGTAAAAAATGCCGCATGGCAGGATAAAGCCTGGTTATACACAGAATCAGAACTAATATGTCTTTATGTCAAGATGTTTTGAAATAAAGAAGGGAGCGCTTAACGTCTCCCTCAACTGTCTCCTTCATGGATGGATCAGATTCTATTCTTCTTCATCATCACCAAAATTATCACTTTGCTCACACATTCCATCATATTCCAAATTTTTTTTGACTTTTTTCTCTTTTTTAGCCTTGGTTTTTTTGAAAGAATTTTTGTATGTTTTCTTATCTTCCTCAGTGATAAATATGCATTCTGCAATATGATCAATACCATTGAATAAACTATCTATCCTATTTTCAAGTCGTTTAAACTCTTTATAAATCTTGCTTTGATTATCAAGCGAAATACCTTCAACAGGATCATATTTATCTTTTTTAATTGCAACTAGGGTCTCAGCATTAATACCAAAAGCTTTCATAATATCCGAATCAGAGGCTTTTTTCTTAAGATACATACGTATTTTCTTAAGCTCATCTATCCCTGGTTCTTGATTAAAGTTCGTTCCTATTGCCTCTTGTCGCCAATTAGAAGCTATAATTTTAGGCTCATACTTCGTAGGTTTCCAATTATCTAATGTTACTTCTTCTTTATCACTCCCATCAATACTGCATGGATCAAATTCATAACTTGTCTCTGTTTTGCTCATCTTAACGCTCCCTGTTTATGAATTATTCAAAGCCCTTAACTTTTCGAATTGCTTAGGTGTTATGCCGTCCTCAACCCATTGTCTAAATTCTCCTGCATCCATTCGTTTATATTTTTCTCCTATTTTTGAATCTTTTTTTAAATGCATTAAAAAATTTTCTAAATCTAATATTACGAAAGAATCATAATCATTATCTCTTAAGACAGTAACTCGTAGGCTTTCCATATTCAACACCCCTGTTTAAATAGGTCAGAATAACTGATTTTGCAGCTTCTTCTCCCCACACAGCTAATGCTTCATAGCCACGTGATATTTTACGTTCTATAAATGTAATTTGTTCCGGTGAAAGTTTTCCTTCTTCTACTTTTAATTCCACCCATAAACCAGCTTTGTCATTCATTGGTACTGCTAGGAAAAAGTCTGAAATGCCCTTTATTATTCCCATTTTTGATAAAGTTTTAGCATGGTGCCAAAGTCCTGGGTAATTTCTAACATCAATAAAACGCTCATTAGCAAAATGGTGAAAATCATCTGCAAATTCAGGGAAGTCATGCTTAAACCAATTCACTATATTGATATGCGCAATTTGTTCGGGTTTTAAACTCATTTTCCTTCACTAATCATTAATGCTACATCAGTAGCTCTTTGATGTACTTGTTTCGCCCAAACACTATCAAGAACGGCTTTTGCGGCTGATGTATAATCTTTTTTCTCAAGAGCTGTAATCATGTCCTTAAATTCAAGTAATTTGGTAATTCCTAAATTAAAATTCATGTTGATTAATGCGTTGCGTACACCAGGAGGAAGATAGAAAAACCAAGTATGTTGATGAAGTTCACTAACTGTCTGTGCTAAATCATTCTTGAACATCAACTCAGCTTCATCTAATCTAATACCATTTTCGAGATTCCTTCCCCATCCAACAGTAATATGTCCATTTGTATCAACATAGGTATGTAAATCTAAACCCTCACAATTTTTAATCCAGTCCTTTAAATCTTGCATAACAAAAGCTCTCCTTTTCAATGAACAAGTGATTTGATTAGAATTTTTTGGAATTTTACAAAAAAGAATACCTGTGAAGATATGTTCATCCTGAACGTCTCCACAGGCACCAAATTAAAGCCATCCTTAGCTTGTTCATTTACTACTACCTTTTTATGCAGCAGCGCGAATCAATTGATAATTGATAATTGTATCGTTACCTGGATCAGCACTAAAAGTAACTGTTAAAGTATCATTCGTCACAACAGCTTGTAATACAGTAACATTATTTGTTCCATTATCAACTACTTGTACAAATGCGCGGTCACTTGCAGCCAATGCGCCTGTTACCACAAATGCCTCAGCAGCACCACCACCACCAACAGTGGTAACCTGAGAATTAAACTTAATTATCGCACTTGGAGTAATACCAGCCGCCAATTTAGCTAATGTAACGTTAGCATCTAGAATCTTAGCAGTAGTAATCGCATTTGAAGCTATAGTTAATGCACCTGATGCAACAATAGTGGCATCACCCGACATCGCAACCGCAGTTGGTACAGTTCCAGCAGAACCTACCAAAATAAATCCACTAGTCATGGCTGCTAATTTACTAAAAGCAATTGCAGCAGCAGCGTTGATATCAGCATCTACAATAACACCCGCAGAGATTGCAGTTACACCAGCATTGGAAATAACTACATCACCAGTCATTGCGACTGAAGTTGCTACGTTTCCCGCAGAACCCACAAGCACATTACCAGAGGCAAGAGCTGCCAATTTACTAAAAGAAATTGCAGCGGCAGCGTTGATATCAGCGTTGACAATTACTCCAGGAGCTATGGCAAATACACCAGTATTACTAATAGTCCCGTCTCCAGACATAGCCACGCCAGTAGCAACGTTTGAAGCATTACCAACGAATATATCACCAGAAGATAATGTATTAGATAAGCCACCATTGACGGTTAATGATACAAATGAATCCGTAATAGCATCATAAGTGAACCAGCCGATTTGAGCAGTAGCATAATAAATTAAAACAATGTCTTCTATTTCCCATTCCCAAACGCCATTGTTTAGTGCTTCGACAACATCAACTTGAGAACTGAAATAATCAGCGGTTGTTATAGTAGTTAAATCATCGGTAGTAACAATACCAACGATATTAGGGAAAAGATTAAACTCCCTTTTTATAGATGTAATCATTTAATTATCTCCTTATAATTAAGTTATCTGGTTTGATGCTTAAGTCTATCTCTTCTTATTCTATCAAGGTCATCAATCCCGAGATATCCATCACCTTCCGCGAAAGCATCCGTCCTTACGCAATAATCATCTGCTTTCGTTGCAGCTTCAATTTCTTTATCTTTACTTTCATGCTGAGTTACACGCTCGCCATCTTTATCAGCACGATTAATAGGCTTTTCGTAATATCTCATGATTACCTCCTAGTAACCGCAATCCTTTTT